CACATCAAGGGTTGTGCGGTCTTCCTCGTTAAGGTTTCCGCGTAGAGTCGCAATAGCGCAACCCCAGTTCACGGGTGTACGCGAGAGTAACTCCTTACTTAACTCGCTCAACTTTCTGCTCCTTATGGTAAGACTTCTTCTGAATGCCCTTAAGCACCGACAGTAACCGTAGCACTTCCTGCTCCTCTTGATAGCCTCTCGGGGCAATCCGTGTCAAGTATGTTTCAAGCAGTTCTGCATCTCCGGGGTGCATTTGTCTCTCCTTATATCGTTGGGAAGGAGAGGTTATCAGAGCCCTGAAATCAGCGCTATTAACATAACAATTAGAAAAGCGTGAGTTGTCCTTTTTCCTCAGGGGTGGGGTGTGTGACTGGCGCAGGCCCCGCGACAGGAGTAGTTGACTTTACTGCTTTTGCTTCTTTAGCAAGTTCTTTTTGTTGTCTATTATATTCATCATCTTCGCCAAGAGTGTGCCGACGGTACTCTGTCCAAGCAATGGCTTGAGCGGCTCGTGGGGTAATGCTTTCCCCATGAAGACCAAAGTGTGCGGCGGCTCGCCGCGTGGCTTCTTCGTTAAAAGCATGCCTAATCTCGTCAGGATCAACTGACGGGTCAAACACACCGGGCCCTCCTTTTGTTACTTTTACGTCTTCCTGTGCCGCTCTGGCCTTCCTACCAGTGGTTCCACGAGACGCGGCTTCATGTGCCGTCATCGCGTTCATCACATAGTCTTCAACGCTTTCGTCAGCACCCACTGCGGTACTTGGGTCAAAACCCGTTTCATCAGCCGCTGTCCATAGATGACCCTGACGGAATGTGGTGTGGCCACCTCTTCCATCGGGTTCTATAAACGTAGGTGTTTGAGCCATCCTTCGGAATACCTCAATGTTGTACCTGTCCTCAGGATCACTGGCGATATGTCCTGCGCGAGCATAGTTACGAGTTTTAGGAGTTGATCCTTTAGTAACTTCATCAAATGTTTTTCCGCGAGTGACAGCGACAGCCTTAATGGCGTGTTCGCGGCCTGCTGAATCCAATGTAACACCAGTAACTTCTCGCGGAGTAAACCGCTCAGAAGCAAGGGCGTTACCTTGCTTATCCACTAACCCACGGGATTTAAGTGCTTGTGTTTCTGCGTACCCAATGTAGGCAACGTCAGTGTCCGTTAGATCACCGATGCGGTAATCTTTTGCAGTTATGTCTGAGTTACCCATGTGGGGGACCATGTCAGGTGTAATTGTTACCATACGATCAGGATTAGCGGCAATATGACCCGCTGATTCAGCGGCTAGTCGCTCTTTATCAGGCGTGTTACGGGCACTGGCAATAGCCCCAGCATCAATAATGCTTCCAATGCGAGTGCCAGTTCTGTTAGCAACTTGACGGTATCCCCTCTGATGTTCGCCGTACCAAAGCGCTCCTTCAGGAACATACGACCCGGAGGCCATACGCCCAATGGCCGCTTGAACCGCGTTTACCCGTGTGGCTACCGCGTCTGCCATGCGTATTGGTGACCCATACGCACGAGTTCCGGCTTCTTCCATCGCAGTATCAAGTAGTGGTCTGTCCGCCTCATCAAAATCACGGTATGAGAGAGCCCTTTTAGGCAAGGGATACCCGGGATCGGCAAGGCTGTCGCCCTCAGAAGCAACCCTTTTTGGAGTTGCTCCTTTTTTCTTAGGAGTCTTCGGCGCTGTTTCTTTTTTAGCCATCAGTATGCCTTTTTTCGTTGCTTGGGGGGTTGGCTTGGGTTTTTGCCTGCCTGCTGGCGCTTATACGCGCTGATGCCCTTACGCCGAATACTGGCTCCAGTGGCTTTATTTGGAGCCACTGGCATGTGCACGCCACCGTATTTGTAACCCTCCAAGTCCAGTTTTTCGGGCTTGAAGTTCTGCATGGGGTCAAGAACAAACTCACCCATGCCCTCCAACTTTCGTGGCTCCAACAATGCCCGCTTGCCCCCAAGGGGGCTGGGGACAAACGGGCTCGGAACGGCGGTGTTACTGATATACGAACGCTCTGTCTGACCACCCAAGCCACTCCGTACACGGGCGAAGCGGCTCGCCATCTCCGCGTAGGACGATAGTTGCGGGGACTCCCCGATGGCGCTGATGGGTTTCGGGTAAGTCACCGAGAAGTTCTCGGTGCCGTACATATCAGTCGTAGACGACGGTCGGGTTCGGGCGGTTCATGTGGCCACCCGTGTTGTACGAGTACTCAAACTGCGGCATCATGTCACCGGCCATGGAGCCCTGAACGAACTCACCGAGCACGGTCGGAGCCTCAATCCACGAAGCCGAGCCGACATGGGCACGCTCGCGCATGGTCTCCTCAGCGTACTTGTAGAACATTTCCGGGTTGTTGTGGTTCATCCGCATGGGCGAGGGGGCGGTATCCTCGTAAGCACCAACGCCGAAGTCGTAAGGAACATCGGTGTCAGTAGCAACGCCTTCCTCAAAACGAAGCGGTCCACGGTTACCGGGGATGCTCGGAGCGAAAGAGCGTTCAAACACGGGAGTGCCCTTCTCAGGGAACATGGGAACGGGTGCAACTGTCATGTAGGGTTTCCTCCTAATAAGGGTCCTTGTGCCCCCTATCGTACCATATTTCATGTGTAGAAGGGAGAGTTAAAAGATTCAACCATAGGCATTACGTCTAAAACCGTCATAGAACAGGCAATCGCCAAGGAATCGGGGAAGTCGTCAAATGCGCCCTTCTCATCCGGAGCCGCCGCTAGCAGATACGGGCCACGGTAAACCTTCTCAAGATCGCACATCTGCTGGTTGAACTTCTTCCAAGAGCGGGTCCTCCGAGCCTTAGAATGGCCCGGAATAATCAGTTGCTCACGCTGGATAAGTTCCATGAGATGGACCCAGCGCTCGTTCTGAGCCTTGGCGTCCGACGAGACAGCCACCACCTCAATCTCGGGGAGGAGCAACTGGAGGCGCTCCGTGACGGCTCCTCCGACGCCCTGTGAGTCCACCCCGATGCGGTAGACATCAAAGTTACGGATGAAGTCAATAATCTCAAAGTACTGCTGTTCCCACTCAACATTGTTGATCTCCAGCCAGTCCAAAACGCGGTGCTCAAAGAAGCCAAACCCGTCCGGGTGATCCCAGTCCACCCATACCGCCGTGGCGACCGTGGAGTCGTTGGTACGGGCTACGTCTATACCCATAACGATGGGGCTACGCCACCACTTCTTAATCAGGGTCATGGACGGGTCATAGAGGCGCTCCATGCGCTCCTCGGTGACAAACATGCCCTTCTCCAGAATCCACTTATTGCAGTAGGACATCTGGAACTCGTCTGAGTCCTCACCGATGCGGGTCTTTTCCTTGGCGATGAACTTGGCGTAGTTTTCGTTGTACTTAGCCGCTGTGCGCCAGTCATACTCAAAGTGTGCTTGGCGGTGCCCACGGCGAGCGTTTGTGTCACGCCGTTTGTTAAATTGAATCATTTTATAGAAGTATGACTTACTACGAGTAGCAGTACCCGTCAGAACAATGGACCCGTTATTGAAGGCCAACATTGGCTTGATGGACTTTGAAATCATGAACTCGTCGGCTTCCTGCGCCTCGTCAATCATGACAAAGTGGTAAGTCTTTGATTCAATCTTGGCCTTAGGGTTACAAGTCTGCATTCGGCAAAGCGACCCAGACTTTTTAAGGCTGATGATCCGGCCCTTACCGCGGGCTCCACCCGAGGATGCCTTGTCGTCAATCTCCGGGTCCAACAAGAAGTCCATGGCGTGCTCGCTGGTCAACTTGCTGACAATACGCCCAAATACCGTGTCAGCCTGATCTTCCACAGGAGCAAACACACCACACCAGAAGCCCTTCTCAAACTTACCGAGCCATGTTGGGTAAACCTTAGAGAGACGGGGGAGGATGACCATCATGGAGGCCATCACATTAGAAAGAACCTCGGACTTACCCGACTGACGGGTAGCAACCAGAGTTAGTTCTTCGCCGTCTCCCAGAACGATGGACTCAATGATTCGGTAGGCAATTGGAACCTGATAGGGGAACAAGGTGACATTACAGAACTCTTCCGTAAACACGATTAGTTTCATAACCAATTGGTCAACGAATTCTGCCGATGTTTCGTCAAGTTCTTCCTGCGGATAATCCCCAATGTCGTCGTTTGTCTCTGATTCTTCAACATCTGATAGGTCTGTCATAAGAGTAAGTATAAATGAAAATGCCCCCTTACGGGGGCACTTTCCTAATTCTTTGTTACATAATATAAGTGAGGCACTGAAAACAGTTTGGTTAACTGCGGCGTCCGCCTTACCGTCTCAGCATTACGACAAACGACTTCGTTTGTCCACCTCGTTTAGTAGTGTGTGAAGCGTCTCAGTCGCCCTTAACGCTTCCGTATGGGCGTGCCCATGGTATCTCCAGTTGTCAAAAGCAACACAGAGGTACACTAGCGATTGTTCTCCCCATGACGCAAGTTCTGCGTTGCTCATTTTCTCAATGCGGGCGACCTTAGGTAGGTCTTTCTCTTTCTTACGCCTCAATCCCATGATCGGATGTCCTCAGCCTTGTGCTCAAGAAACCGCCCCTTGAGTGCGTGGAGCAACCCATCGTTATCTGAAAACTCAGCGGGGCGGATACAGAAACCAATCTGGAAGGTGTGGCGAGGAAATCTGATCTGGATTCCTTTACCAATCCGCCATGGATACGAGGTTTGGCGCATAAAGCCAAGACCAATCAATGGTGTATTGGGGGGCACGAGGTCTCGTGTAATCCAGTAAATGGGACCCACTGCCTGAACGGCGTTCATCGTGTCTTTGAAGATTGCAAAGCCAAGTAGCAATGCAATGATCAAAGCCGGGATAGCCATGGCATCCCAATTAAAGACGCTAATGCCAAGCCAGATGACCGATGCCAGCCATGCCGACATCACCAAAAATGACTTCATGTTGTGATCCTTTTCTTAGACGGGCCAAGAAGACTTAGTGTAGCCAAACGGTTCAAGGATACGGCGGATACCCTGACCCTTTGAGGTGAACTCACGATAACTACGGTATACATGCAGGGGCATTGGGCCGTACTTATACACACCGCTGGTGACTCCGGCGCGATTACGAAACATGACATAGGTATATCCAAGGATGTTGTAATCCGCCCCCAGTTTGGAGCGATCCAAACGAGTACTGCTCATCTCCTTGAACTGCTCACCGAGGGTGTTCATGCCCTCTTCCATGCTTTCTTCGTAGGTTTTACCCTCGGGTGTCTGCATGTCCTCAGTCAACTCGTCACGCGCAAGGACCGGAATAAACACATGCGCCACGACACAGGTGCTCAGCCCCGGACCTTGGTAGTACTGGTCTGTGGGTGATACCCAGTAGACCTCAAAGTCGGCACCGCTGGGAACTACGGCGTTTAGTCCCCTCGGGTAAAACCGCGACGGGGGGAGGCGTTTGCCAGTATCTTTGTCAACTTTACCCTGCGAACGTATGTCCTCAGCGGCCATTTGTTGCATTCGTGAGCGTAGGTCCCCCATTGCTGGGCCGAGGCCACGCTTTTTAGTAGCCATTTTTCAACGAACTCCGTTTTTTAACAACAAGCCAAGGGCAATAAATGCCAGCGACAGGGTAATAGCAAGCATCAGCCGAACATAGCCTTCCATGTCGTAGGACCGACGATCCCGTCATACACGAGGCCCTTAGACTTCTGCCAAACACGAACAAGTTCATGGGTCTTGGCGCCAAAATCCCCGTCGGGCTTTGCTCCGACGATTGCCTGCACCAACTTCACAGCATCACCCTTAGAACCCTGCTTGACGGGGGCGCCCGGGTAGTCAAACTTCATCACGGGTGCTGATGCGGCGGGAGCCGGGGATGCGACCGGTGCAGGTGCTCCTCCGAGGCTGGCAAACGCCTGTTCGTAGTAAGCAGGATCGTCGGCGTGCTCTGGGGCGATTTCAACGTGGAACCAGTCGCCACCGGGGGCCGAGCCGATGGACGGCTTCTTGTAAACCGTCCAGACAGACCGGTCACAGCGCCATCCGCGTCCGTGAGGTGCAGGCCAGTAGTCGTGGATTTCTTCCACCAAGAACAGTTCGGCGTTAGCAACCCAGAAGTCCACGACCTGACAAGCGGTGGCGTAATCACCAAAGCCCTTGTTGCCAGTCTTACGCCACGACAGGTCAGCGGCGCGTCCCGTGCCGTGAACGGACGGGCGGGGCTTGTCAAGGTTGGGGTTCTTCATGTTGCGAACCGACCATGTGCCGTTGTTCCACACGCCGTTGTTGAAGTGCTTAATCGTGAGTTCAACGAACTTTTCCAAACCGGCACGCTTACCAGAGGCGTTTGCGTCCCATCCTGTGTACTTACGGCCCATATATCCTCCTAAAGACTTGGTTGCCTATAGGTTAGCAGACGAGATTACGGCGTGGGATCAGTACTTAATGATGTAATTAAGGACGATGTAGGGCTGAAGGTTGTTATGCGCCCCACCCCCACCGGTACTTTGGTTTGTGGCCGTGGTGTTCTGGTTGGTGGGAGTAGTGTTCTGGTTTGTGGCCGTCGTGTTTTGATTGGTTGCGGTGGTATTTTGATTCGTAGCCGTTTGGTCAGCGCTGTTACCAAAAATTGTATGTTTGTGTGTCCCAGCGTAACCAGTGTTGGCGCTGACTGTGTTTGCGACGGTCGCCGTGTTTGCTTGGGGGGCAGACGTACCGCGGAGGGCGGAACCTGTATTCTCATAATCGTAGGTATGACGGTGGTTTCCTTGCTCGTCGGTGTCAATCCAAACAAGATGGTTGTGGACGTTTTGGGTGTGCGTGTGCTCGTTTTGGGTGTGCGTGTGTTGATCTTGGGTATGCGTGTGCTGGTTTTGAACGTGGGTGTGCTGGTCTTGCGTATGAGTATGTGAGGGCATCTCAGTCGTAGTTAATAGATGTGTACTGGAGCCCCCGGTCTTACCCAGTGCATTAAATACCAGTTGACTGGAATCAAGCCCGACAACTACCTTTCCCTTTAGATTGGGTAAATAGTAGTTATCCCCAATATGCGTTCCATATTTATCGCCAACAATATTGGCAAGTGCTGAGTGAACAACACCGTCAAATGCGCCACCGTCGCACAGAAAATACCCAACGGGAATACTGTTTGCGTCACCGGCATACGGAAGGATTGCCCCAGTAGGGTTGAGGGCTAGGTTTTTGGCATGTTGAATATCCCAAGATTCATGGTCTGTGTCAACCCAGATCAAGTTTGAGAACTGATCATCGTCCGATGCGACGGCAATGACGGTTCCAACCAATGGAACTTTCCATGTGTACATACCAACTGTATCATTAAAGTAACTTTGTCTACCGATGTAAGAAATAGATAGTCCATCTTCTTCACCAAAAAGATTTGGAATAGTAACAATGATCTCTCCGGTAAGAAAATCAGAGGATTTAACAAACGCTCTGTATACACGACCACCTGAATCAAACATGGCTATTCAACTACCTCTTCTTCAACCGATTCCTCAAAAACAATCGGTGGCGTAGGAAAAGTAATAATGCTGTCCTCAGTAAGTCCGTTTGTCATGTCACGCAATTGTTGTCTGTATGTTGCCCACGCTTGCTTGTCAACAGTGACATCTGAAAGTTGCGTCCAGTCCGACGAAGCAAGGAGGGTGTTACGAAACAAACGAACAACCTCTAACTTAGAGCCGCTTGGAAATGACGCCGCCCAGTCGTCAAAAGACACTCTGAATATGTCTGGTGAAAGATCACTCATTGGTGTCCTTCGTGGGCTTAACTGCCGCCAAAGAGGCTTCAAGCATGGCAATACGGACAGCCTGTTGGGCAATCATGTTTGACAGGCTCTCAACAACTTTGTTGATGTCAATCTGATTGTCAGTGTTGGTGGTCTTCGTGGCCATGGTCTTCCTCTCCTGACCACTCAAATGTATCCTCAGGATCAAAGTGGTCGTGAATGTGTTCTGGTTGGTTATCTGGTTGTTCCGGTTGCGGAGCAGACTCTTGCTTGTTCAAGAAGAAGGTGTTGACAATCCACTTGTCGCCAGACAATGGGGTTCGTCCTTCATGGGGGTGTGTCCAAAGCGCTGGGAATAACACGATGCGCCCCTGAACGGCTTCTACGCGAGCGTTATGAAGCGGGAACGCTGTTTCTCCTCCGTATTCCACGGTGTTCAAATAGATGATTCCGGAAGCAACACGAGTACCCGAATTGGTTCCGGGAAAACTGTCAACATGCTCACGGTAGAAGCCGTGGTATTGGGTGTACTTCTGTACTTGAAAACCCGTGTCTTCAATACTGTTCCAGTCCCACAATGCTCGGAACTCATTCTTGTACAACGCGACGGCGCCAAAGAATGCATCAACAAATGCTTTCTCTATGAGAGCAAACGGCTCACTAAAAGCAACGCCCTTTTCGTTAAAACCCAACTGTGAAAAAGCCGCGTCTTCACTACTTTTTGTCTGTGGGAAAAACCCACCCATGGTCTGCCCCGGGTACGAGATTCCCGGCCACAGCGAGGAAAGTCCGGAAATGAAGTCTTTACAAATAACTGGGTCAATCAAGCCATCACATACCATGATCAGCGCTTCCTTACCCGCGGGATAAGTTATCTTCATGTCACGAATCATAGCCCCCGATTGGGCGTGTATGCGTGATCTTGTCATGCAACCATTCACTGAACTCGTCAGTTAACGGAGGGATCGTAGAGGAGTCTGCGCGTTCCTGAGCATCGGGTAACCCAGCCAAGAAACGACTGACTTTTTCACCCGGAACTTCACTTAAAATCCATGTCTTTATATTCTCAGGAATATCTAGTATTTGAACTATTCCATGACTAACTTCCGCAATGCGCTCTCTATTACCCAATTCTGTGTAAGCAAAATCCCATTCTAATAGAAGTCGGAAAACTTCCTGTAGGGTTCTTGCACCATCTGAATGCGATTCTTTAATAAGTTTTACTTCATCTTCGGGATTAAGTAATTCAAAATAAAGTATGTGACCACTAGGCACTGCCTCTATTATCGGATATATTGCCGCCATATTTGGAAAAGTCAAATAGTGGTGCGCTGTCAAACCATAAGGCTCGTCTGTGCGTCCACACGAGCAAACAGACCCATCCCAAGTATGAAAGCCCTGAGGACCAGTTTTGGCCGTGGCATCACAACGAATAATATCCCCATCCATAACCTGTATGTTTTTTATTGGAAGATGTTGAGCAATTAAGAAAAAACCAACATCATCATTATGGTTTATTCGTTTTTCCCAAAAACCAACCGCACCCGGCTCTTTTGGCTCATCACTTAGTTTCATCACGACACCCTAATGATAAAGACAATGTCCACAGCGTCAGATGCGTGCGTGTGTGATGCTGTGGACGAATTGATAGTTGAAGCGTTTCCAGCAGTAAACGTGGAGTTGACGTTTCCAGCAGTAAACGTGGAGTTGACGTTTCCAGCAGTAAACGTGGAGTTCACCGTAGTAGTGGAGTTGCTGTTTGCCGCGGCGTTTGCACCAGTGAGGTTTGCGGTGTTGGTTAGAGGGTGGTTGTGGTATGCGTTTGCGTTACCATCACCAGCAACTTGAAAGCCGGTTCCTACTGTCAAGTTAAAGTTGTGAGTATGACCGGCGTTTGCTCCAGCAGTGTTAGCATTTGCTCCGCTGTTGGGTTTAAAATAACCATGCGAGTGGTCAGCATTTTGGCCACCGGTTGTTACGTTTCCGTTCCAAAAGTGGTAATGCAAGGTTGATTCAGTAGCGACGTTACCAGTAAGTGGGTGGGTGTGGGCTGTTGCGTTACCAGCGGTAAAAGACGAGTTCACACCACCAGCGGTAAAAGACGAGTTCACACCACCAGCGGTAAAAGACGAGTTAACTCCGTGTGTATGAGTATCAACAGCAGAAGCCGCCGCCGTAGAAACAGTCGTGGGAACGGTTGGAGTACCGCTTGTTAGACCCTTAGGTACTCGTGATCCAAATGATGGCAATTTAAAGTGAGACGTACCTGCCCCACCAGCACCGTTAGTTAGTGCGCCATACCGTGTCCCAATGATTGCGTACAAAGCACCATATGATGCAATAGCAAGTTCTGCGCCGTTACAAATGGCCCATCCCGTTGGAGCAGTAGAACCGGCATACATTTGTACCGAGCCAATAGGAGCAAAACCGGAATAGGCGGTGTCCACGGAGATTGTTGCAGTGGAGCCTTCTCCCGGTGTATGGGAAACACTAATACCAGTACCAGCCGAGACACCAGATACATAGTTGCCGGTGGTGTCTGTACCAAGTTCAACAGAATTAGCGGCAATAGTTGCGGTTAATGTGGCATCTGCTGAACCATCAATGGACACAGAACCCGTTAGATCACCACCAAGGGTTATTGTTCGTGCGGTCGTCCATTTAGCGGCAGAACCAGTAGTGTTCTGGTTAAGCGTTGGTATATCAGCCGCAACTATGGCTCTAAATGAAGGAGTACCACTAGCACCGTTGGGTGCGGCTAGGACGTAGTTAGCCGTTTTTGATCCATAGGGATTTAGGGTATCTCCATACGCAGTTGCCAATGAAACAGTTGCTGATGATCCTTCAGCGGGAGTATGGGACACCGATACAGGGCTGGTCCCTGAAATGTCAGACATGTAGTTACCAGTGGTGTCTGTACCAAGTATGACGGAATTGGCGGCAATAGTTGCAACGCCAGTGGAAGATACAGTGATATCACCAGAAATAGTGGTGTATGTAGGCACTCCTGAACCATTAGCCACCACAACTTGACCGGCTGTACCACTTGCCAATTTAGAAAGTGCGATAGCGGCAGAAGCGTTCACATCTGCGTTAACGATGACACCAGACCCAATAGCCGTTACTCCAGCACCGTTAATGGTTACATCTCCCGAAAGAGTTGTTGCAGTCACGACCCCAGTAGTTGTCGTTCCTAAAAGGACTTGACCAGCGGTTGCATTTGCCAGTTTGCTATGGGCAATTGCGGCAGAAGTACTTACATCCGCATTAACAATCGTCCCATCAGCAATCATTGCGGAAGTAACTGTCCCGGTGTCGGAAGTAGTCACAACACCAGTAACGGCGCCAGTCAAAGTTGTATTGATGCTCGTTACGCCTGTATTTGTAATGGTTGGAGTAGCACCTTCACCGGAGTTGTTAGCAAGAGAAATACCAGTTCCTGCAACCAACGAGGCAACGTAACTTCCAGTGGTATCAGTACCAAGATCAATTGCGTCGTTTACCCACAGTGATCCGTTGTATTTAAGGAAATCCCCCGCTGAGGGAGACCCAGCACTGACATTATGTAGTTCGTCCAGTTCATAACCGTTTTGAGTTGCAACATAAATAATGCCGTTATTAGTTGCCCGAACAACAACGCCAATAAAAACTAAGTGCGCTGGAGATGTTGGTTTAGTCTTTGTAAACTGTCCGTTAGTTCCAAGCCATAGGATATCACCAGCGGTATACCCAGTTGAAAGGTCTATACCATCAACATATCCACGGGTAACAATTGGGCCGTTGTTGCTTGCCGTGATGTCTGCACCAACAACACCAATAGTTTTGGATGATGTGGTGTCACTGGTGTTGTCGGCTCGTTTTACCGTGGCGTGGTCACCTGTGGCGCCAAACAGGTAGACACAGGTACCTGTGGTAATGGTGGTGGATTCAGCATTCCGCACATACGAAACGAGGGGGATATGGCTGTTTACCCAAGATACGCCGTTATACGAAAGACCTTGAAACTCTTCTGGGGAAGCAACAACGACATCTGACAGGTCGTTTAAGGCGAGCGAGCCAGAACCGGGGGTAGCGGGAGCAAACTTTGATCCGTTGTATGAAAGAACATTACCGGTGGACGCACCGGTTGTATCAATCTCAACCCCCTTAACAAAGAGGGACTTTAGAAAGTTAGCCATGTCTGCCTTTTAAGTTGTTAGCCGATTACAACTACCTTGTACTGGTTGCTCGTCGGTGCGGTAGCAAAAGACAGTGTAACGGTATTTGTGGTCGCATGCGTGACATCAGCAAAAACAACCTCTCCGCTGGATGCCGTGTACAGACTAACAACAACATCGGTGGTGCCAAGATTATGAGTAACCGTAATCGTACTATCTGCGCCATTACCCACACTAGCCGCATATTTCGTGGTGGCTCCCAAGTTAGTACGGGCATCGGCGGCGGTGCTAGCACCCGTACCACCGTAACCAACGCCCACAACCGTACCCTGCCAAACACCAGTACCAATGGTGCCGACCGAGGTCAGGCTGGACGAAGTAACACCAGAACCAAGGGCCGAGCCCGAGAGAACCTGAGTACCGTTGATGTAGTACGCCTTGCCACTCGCAAGATTCAGGTGCTCAGAGGAGGTCCATGCATCCGTGGCGTCAACCCAGTTAAAGGTCTTATTCGTGGCGCCACTAAGGGTAATACCACCGCCATCAGCACCAGAATCCAAAGTGTTGCCCTCAGCCAACACAATGTTCTTGTCGTCAACTGTGATGGTTGTGGAGTTAATTGTGGTAGTGGTTCCGTTAACCGTCAAGTTACCGGCAATAACCACTGTACCTGCGGCATTACCCACATTGATTGTCGTAGCGTCTCCACCAAAGTTAATGGTGGTGGCCGTGGTATTGAGCAAGGCAAATGTCGTGCTACCGGTCGTCAAACTCGTGGTGATGGCAGGAGAAGTACCAAACACGAGTGCCCCGGTGCCGGTTTCATCCGAGATAACTCCCGCCAACTCAGACGAAGAGGTAGCCGCAAAGACACTCAATTTGTCGGTAGTCTTGGCCACATTCGTAATAGCACCCGTATTACCATTAACACTCGTAACACCAGTGGAAGCCGTTAAATAAGTATTGGTATCAAGTTCCCAAGTGTTTGCGGCAGTTTTCTTCAGAAGTCCCGAAGTACCCGTCAGGGCCGCAATAGCCGCTAGATCACCGTCGTACGGTTGCCAAGTCCCTGAGCCACCGGAACTGATCTCCACCCAACTTGTGCCATTGTGATACTTAAGAGCCATGACGCTGGCCGATGTATCAAAGTACATCCCACCAGCCTTGGAACTGGGGGACGGTGTGGTGCCGAGGTTGTGAATGACAATGTTGCGAATCTCATTGCCATTTAAATCAATATTGTTTAGGAACTTAGACATAGAACCTCACGATAAGTAGGCTTTACCACCAAAAGAGGCCGTAAAGGATATTGAGAGCGAATTGACTGACGTATATGTTACATCACCAATAACCACATTTTCACCGCTATCTACCACTGTGACAGCGGGATAGAACCCCAAATTGTGCGTTACAGACCAAGTGGATGCCGAGGTGTTCTGATTATGGGTGTATGAACCACCTGTGGGGAGAACAAAGTTCAGTACTTGGGAAGGGGCAGTGCCCGTAATGCTGACCGAGGCGGCTCCAGCAGTAACAGTTCCAATAGTTAGGACATTGGCAGGGCCAGCCACACCAGCATCGTGAACTTCTAGGGTACGATCAGCGGGCTCATCAACGACCGAATTGGTCTTCGTTCGGGTAACAGTAACAAATTTACCCGCTGGGCGGCTGATCTCTACGCTACTCATGCCGGGGGTGACGCCACCGCGGCAGTAACAATGATTGTTCCAGCCGCCAAGTTATCCCAGTCGCCAGCAGTATCCTGAACAAACAGGTCAAATGCGTAACTACCCGCGGCTATGGTGTTTTTGTCGGAAACATGCATCTCAAGCGTGGCGCCAGTGGCTGGGGCCAGATAACCACGGCGATTTCCGGTGAGCGCAGTGATTGTCGCCTCACTTGGCACCGAGGAATACCAGCGCAGATCAAGTACCGTGGCTCCCGTGGAGTCAACGGCCTGCAAGTAAGCGTTCTGGACGGTAATGATAACCCCGTCCGAGTCCCGCCAAGTAAAGGTACGGCGGAAGTCCACATGTTGCTTGAATCGTATCTCCATTGTCTGTGAGTCCTCCGAAGGGGTGATGTCGTTAGATGCTTCTACGGAGATAATCCCGCGAACAACTGGCTGGGTAATCGTGGCAGTTTGCCCGGGGTACACGACTGCCCGAGTACAGGTAGCAATCACATCAAACTCAAGGTCACCCGTGGGAAGATTAAGGGTGTCCTCCTCGGTCAGAGCAATGAGTATCTCACCCTTATTTGTTATGGTAATACCGAACTCCATACGCCCCGTGGTGCTGGTTTTGACTGCCCCTCGGGCTTCAGTGACCTGAACGAGTCGGCGGGTACGACGGTCTTTTACGACGACCATCCGCTCCCAAGGGAGACCTTTAGTGAGTGTATATGACGCCCGTGAAACCATACCTGCAATAATACCTCATTCCTCGTCGTCAGGGGTAAAAACACCAGCAAGATGGAAGATTAGTGCGGCTACGGAGATAATAATGCCAGTCCGCTTGACATCACCGCTCAGAGTGATCAAGACCAGAGCGGTACCGGCTAGCGTCCACGCCAGTGCGGCGGATTCTTTCCAAAGTTTCTTCATTGTCATTTCCTCACTCGGGTGGTTGGGGTGGGCATTGCAAATACGACCGCTGTTGCCGCGACTATTACACGCCGTACCCCGACCGAGACATTAGATCCAGTGGGTACATAACTATCAAATTGTCCACCAAACACGTTTATTTGGGATTCAAACTCTTCCTTAACCCCATCGGGGGCCTCGCTAAGCGTCAAGGCAATCTGTTCCGCCTGTTCATCCGTCAAATCGGCCTCAGCAATGGATGAAATCAGCGCCTCTGTCTGAGCATCAGTTAGTTCAACGAGTACCTCGTTGCTCAATAGTTCGCCAATTACCTCAGTATCTAGTTCTGCGATGTCAATTGTATCAATAAGTTGGTCTATTTCTTCTGAATTAAGTTCAGTGATAGACGAAACCAACTCGTCAACTACCGCAGTTGAATCATTGACTTCCTCAGGAACAGTCGTAGTAGGACTGGTTGATTCCGGTATGGAGGTGCTCGTAGATGTTGAGACGACCGTTGTTGTAGTGGAGGTAGTAGAGGCCGGGGGCGGGATAACCACAGGAGGGGCAGTAGTGATAATCGGCGCTTCGGTAGAAGGCGCCACAGTGGGCGCAACCGTAGTCACTGTCGTTGATGTCGTTTGGATAACAGATGTAACAGTCGGGGCCGCAGTAGTTGTCGTAGTTGTCGTCTCCACCACCGTGGAGGTAGTTGTCGGAGGTTCCGTGACAGGGACAGTCGTTTCGGGGACAGTAGTAGAAGTTGTCGTCGTTGGTTCCGTGGATGTTGTAGTGGGGGCCCATGTTGTCGTAGTCTCCGGAGTCGTAGTCGTTGTGTTTATCGGATTTCCGTTAAAGGATAGTTCATACTGGACATTCCAAGTGTTATTCCAAGTATTCCAAGCATCAGGGTTTCCACAACAAATGCCAGCGCGAAGTCGGTAATTGCCTGCTGGCAGAGAAATATCTATGTTTGACTGTAAACCATAGTAATCGTCATTGGCGGCGACCAACACCCCGGTATCGCTGTTATATAGCCAGAGATGCGGGTCAGATGGATACCCGGGCGGGTCGTAGGTGCGTGCCGTGAATTGGGTCGTCTCTGAGTACGAGAACCAAAAGTCAGTCGGTTGCGTGATAATTGGGTTGTCAGAGGCGTGAACCGTCTGTACTGGAAATATGGCAACGGCTATAAGTAGCCATTGAAGTGCCCGTGTGATGCGCCAGTATACGGCGCGGGTCACTTCTTCTTTGCTGTGGTTTGCTCTGCGACCTTGGCAAGTTCCTTCGTCGCCTTATCAAAGAACGAGGCAATATTGGGGTTGCCCACCAACGTGGACACCCAAGCCAAAACCGCCGAGACGGCGGGAATAACAACTACAGCAAGTTCAGGATTGTTACGAAATGCGTAAGCGACTAGACCGAGGATTGCTCCCTTTCCAGTCTGGTCCATAATCTGAGTCTTCATTTCTTTTCCTCCAAGTGGCGGTTGAGTCGCTCTTCCACGCGGTCGTGGTCCTTACGCAGGTACTTTACGTCTGCTTGAACCTCAACTATTGTGGTGTGCGTGTCGCTAAGGCTATCAGAGAGCCTGTCTAGTTTCTGTTGTACCACTGCGTGATCTTTGGCATTTTGTCGGCTAAATCGCGTGATAATAGCGACGATGATCGCCCCAACCGCGGTGACAGCGGCGGCTTGAACTCCCTCAGCAACAGTGATGGCCCACATGTCACTTAACCACCGTAAGTGTTACAGAAAACGATCCCGGTCCTGTCGGGTAGGTACTAATCACGGTAGCGCTCCTCCAACCTTCTGCCTTTGCTCTGCGGAGAGCAACGGTTCTTGCATCACCGATGTAGGGGGTGTTGATGTCGTAGGTGATAATCATGCAAGAACCTCAGTACCGGGTACGGGAATTGAACCCGTCTACGAGTGTATATAAGACACCTTGCGTCAACCAGACGCACCACCCGGTGCCATCAGTATAAGGCCCGGGTGATGCGTGGTCAAAGAAGCAAGGTCAGCGGTCGTAATCCTCGTCGTCGTGCGGGTCGTTGACGTAATCTTCCTCACTACCGTTTTCGCCTACGAACGAGAAACCGTGCATGTCCTCAGGGTCAATGTAGCCCTCGGCTCCAGTGTCCAAGCGTACAGCGCGACCGGTTCCGCCGCGGCGTGCCCGCGAGCGCATAGCCTCAACAACATGCATGTGCGGGTCAGCAATCGGGCGACCTCTGTGATCGTGTGCCATTTTAAAACCTCCATAGATCGGGTGGTTTTATTTTACACGATTTTTGGGTACTACATATCCAGAGGCATCACGATGATGGGGGTTCTTTCGCCAACCCATGCACCAAGGATGTTGAAATCGGTGTACTCCATTGCGTCATCCAGCGAGAGACCGTCGCGCTCAATAAGAATGTTGATAATGGATTCCCACGAGTACACCGCCAACACAGGGGTGTTGATCCTATTGGTGATGCCAATGATTGCTTCGTCAAAGCCATCCAGCAAAAGCACCTCTTCGTCATCAGTAATGGAGACGATGTGCTCTCTAATGTCAGGGTTATTCAATGTGTTGAACATTTGTGCTCCAATTCTTATCTTACTTTTAATCCAATTTGTGTACTTTTTGGGGTGATTTGGGCACCCCTCGAACGCGCCGTTCTATTTTACCCTAGTTCGACTTCTCAACCTTGTATAACGACCACCTGTATGCCTTAGATAAAGCACGGGGTGGATGACGACAGGGTCGTCATCGCCACAAGTGCCGCCGCCTCGTCCATTGGCAAGCCGAGGGCGTTCAGTACTGCGACGGCGTCCGAACGGGTCTGAACCTCAATGTCGCGCTTTCCCTGCTTCCTGAGTGCGATGACTTCAGAAACAGAGAGCCGGGGTGCTGACGGGTTGACCGCCAGCCACTGATTCACATAATGCTTCAATTTATTCTCCAATGGCAAATCTTGCCCGTAGTGGTTCCCCCTTGACAAGTGCCGCCGCGGCGCGGTGGTGTCCTGCCAAGATTCGGTGTATTCCGGTGGACTTCTGAATATACACGAACGGCATTGCATTTCCACGCTGATCCTTGTCCGAAGCCAGCCCTTCCTTGCCCTCAAAGTAGTGCAAGAAATGAGGTGACACAAGTGACGGCTGGTTGGCGTGGAGAGCACGGGGGTCGAAGTCCCGAACAGTCTCGGGGGTGTTGTCTTGATTCAAGACATGGCCGACAAGTTCCTTGTCGTAGGGAGCATACCTATCGGTCTTCTCCCACGGGACAGACCCAACGGGGTGATAGCCCGATGTCAACTTTTCTAGAGTCAGCCCACTAGCCGCGGCCCTTGGGTTGGTTTCCAAATATTTCTTGTACTGTTCGATCTTTGCAGGGTCAGTCTCGGTCCAGCGACCAAAGACAGTGCCGGGGTCACGGCTACCGTACGCCTTGGTGACCCCCGGACGAATCACGGGGTACGCCATACCGGCGAGGTCAGACAGTTGACTTGATAGGTGATCTCGTGCGCTCAATTCTGCTTCTCAATTTTGTCGAATACTGCGTTGATCTCTCCAGCGTCTAACTTACCATCATCAATGTATGCCCGCGCAAGTCCTTCAATAACTGTGGACATACCGCCGATTCCCGCCATGAGGCAGGCTTTCCACAATGGTACCCCCGCGATGGCTCCTGCGCCAACCACACCAAGGGCGGAGGCGGCAAATACTGCCAGAATCCGCATGCTAATTGCTTTGAGATTTGTAATATCGTTCATAAAGTGCAATTATACTATGACCATGCATACTGAGGCTTGGGACTTTTTAACACTTAAATCCAAAGAACTACACCCCACCAGCATTTTGGATATCGGGGGCCGGAACATCAACGGTAGCCCTCGTGACCTTTGGCCTGATGCTCCTTATACGGCCTTAGACCACATCGGTGGCGAGGGCGTGGATATAGTTGCGGACGCAACTACTTGGAATCCAGACCGGCTTTGGGACATGGGACTCTGCACTGAGATGTTTGAGCACATATCCCCTGTTGATTATCGTAAAGTTTTACAAGTTCTGGGTAAGGCGATCAAATATCAGGGGGTGCTTCTGATTACTTGCGCCACTGATCCAAGGTACCCGCACTCCGCCTACGGAACACCGGGAATGCCCGAGGATGAGTTTTATGGCAACGTGGACCCATTAGACCTAGCACTTGCTTTAACGGAAACTAATTGGGAATGCCGTGATCTGATCATTGATCGAAACCACGGTGACCTGTATGCAGAGGCAGTAAACCTAAGTCAGAACGGTTGAGGTATCGTGCCGATTCCTACAGGCCACAGGTCGTAGGGCTTATAGAACGGGTCATTGTTGATTTTACCCACCCATGCCTCAGCCCGATGGCGGTAATCTTTCTCGCAGATACCCAGCATGCTGATGTGCTTACCAGTGGCCCACCAAAAGTTTCCTCCCCAAAAGGGATTGGGATTATCAGGGTTAATCGTGTAGTAATGACACCCAGCCGTGGTGTACCCCTCATCCAACACCTGTACGGCTCGTTGCCAGTCCACGATGTTGACTCTGGTCATTCCGTTACGCCAAATATCATTAACCGGGGCAAAATTAGCCGCACCTTTGGTGTGGGCGTAGACGTAATATGCGTCAGGGTCTTGTACTGCCATCTCGTAGAGTGGATCAAGAGTTACTTGCTCCCACCCGCCCGGTGCAGTAGCGGCGACATTGTAAGTAAGACCATGGAGAGCAAGATACTCCTGTGCCAAAACAATGTTCGTAGAGTTACCGACAAAGCCGATATTTAGAGAGGCTAGGTTCTCGTAAAGCCCGTAGTTAACCAGCGCTCGTATATGGTCAGGTACGCATAATTGCCAATTACCATCTGCGTACAAATGGTAAAAATGATGTATACGAGTACCCGACATAAGTGCTGGTCAGAGGTCAAAAGATAACTGATCTGGATGAACCGTGGAAGGTTTGCGCGGGGGACGAGAACTCTTAAGCACGCTCTTTAGTGCCTCACGCCCTGCGGATATTGTGCTCTTAGGTACATCTTCTTTGTAAATATTATTTAGGGTTGCCTCACCGAGCACATAATCGTCGTCAAAATCCAAGGCATTACCTATCTTGGTTGACACCTCTGAGTGAGGAACAATGCCACGATCAGCCATGTGCTTTAACATACCCATGCTGTGCTCGGATAGGTCGTCGGACGGTTTTAGTGGTAATCCTTGTGTGTCAGCCATATGCTTGGCGATGCCGAGCAAGTTCATGGAATGTATGCGCCCAATACGGCTACCCGCTAAGTAAGTCACCTGATAATGCTCGGGTATCCCCGGCTCGTGCTGAAATAGCACTTGCTGTCCTCCCTTTGGCACCTTTCTGTTCAACCGCTCTAACTGGTCATTAAGGCGTCCAGTGCTCTCCTCGGGAGTAGCGCCGGGTGGAGAGTCAAAGATTTCCATTTGCCTGCTACCGCGGGCGGGCATATGTTCCATTTCAAATTGCGAATGGATTTGTACTGCGGGGGGTGGGGTAACTGAATCTGTCGGTACGGTCGGCTCAACAGCCGCCATGCTTAGCATGGTGAGTTTTCCTTTTCGGTCGTATTTGGCATTCCTTATATATCGCATTACAACTCCCTTGGATCAACCGCAGATACCCCATGACGACCAAAAACCACTGCTGAGGCAAAAACATGTGATCTTGGGGAGAACCCTTTAGAAATGACGAGACCCGGGGCTGGATCAGCGAGGCCAGTTTTACCACGAACTGTTTTTCGCAATCGCACATCACCGGGTTCTGTGGGAACTTCAAATACTGTTTTATCGCCCACTGAAACTTTACCGAGACGAATACGCAATGGCTGTTCTTCCCCAGAAGGTGTGTCGGTAGTGGGGGTGCCCATGATCAAAGTATTGCGGGTCTTTGCCCTTGTGGGGTTATTAAGAGCCTGAACAAACTGAAATTTATTAATATTTATTCTGGGGTTTAGCACAACTCCACCAGCGGTCTGACCCACGGATTTGTTACCCCGAAGAACAGAGTACACCGGGAATCCCGCTTCACGACTCATAGGGGCGTGGAGGTGGACGCCCACCTCTTCACCACCTGCAAGATCGGATATTTCTCCCCAGTCAAGGAGTTCGCGGGACGGCATAAGTATTACTCCTACGCTTTTTAACTAACATGGCGCAGTTTACTACAACTGCCTGTGGATAACTCAGTCCCCGTTTAACCCAGTTGTCGAATACGAGTCATCCTCCTCTTCCCACTGGGGTTGGCGGTCATGCAGTTGGGTAACACCAAGGTATTCAATGGGCCCACCACGGCGAGCATCGTGTTTGTGAATGATGTACGAGATACTCCCCGGGTCCTCGTGGTGGTTACGGTACTGAAGTACCTCACCCCGCTTTACTCGGGGGTCTACTGGAACCGTTTCCCAAAGTGTGGGACCCGGGTCAGGAGCGAGATCATTGACACGCTTATTGCTATAAGGGCGTTCAGGGATATGTTGATCGTCGGCCCACACCTCAGAGCGAATCATGTGCCGAGGAATCCGGTAATGGTGCATAAACGCGCGGTCTTCGTCTGCTTCGGCGCGGTCAAGGGCGGAGTCCTTGGTACCACCAAAAAGATATGTTTTTGGAGAAATTTGCGACAAATGGGGTGCAACGTCATCTAACGATGAGTGGTAAAAATCCACGAACTGAGTTTGATGGAGGTTACTTCTAGCGGCCATGTTATTCAAATCCCGGAAGAGTAAGTTGGGTGTTTTCTCCTGTTTTCTTCGCCTTGCGTTCCTCCTTATCGGGGTGCATGATTTGAGCAATATGCCTCTTCGCACGGGAAGCGTTATAGGTTACGTCTTCTGCACCACGCCATTGAGAAGTATAAAGGTTGGGACGCGACCCTAATATAGAATCAGATGTTTCAAAGGAAAAGTAATTCGTAGGCCGGTGTGGGACCTCAAAGGACGGAATAGCACCAGAATCCGATAAGTGCCTCACAATTCTCAGGCTGTGTTGAGATAAGTCATCTGATGTTTCAAGTGGCTGACCCGTTGTTTTGCGAGAATCAAGATCGGCCATACCAAGTAGAGTCATGGCGCTCATTCTGGAGCCCAGACCATCCTTGGAAACCAAAAGGCCAACCTTTGGTGGGCGAGCAGGCGTATAACTAAACAACTGCAATTGCTCGTTTTCCCTCGCTGGGCGTATTGGGGCGTCATCAGGGCCGTCATAATCCCAAATGTGAGCATTAGGATTATCAATTAATCCAGATTCGTGCCAAGGTTCTACTAACCAGTGAGGATCATCTCGGTAAGCATCTTCGTCAGCCATGTCGACACCAACGGGTTTAGGGTGTTTCCTAGAAAAAACTTGGGATTGCATCGTTACTCCGGGATGATTCTCAACATCTAAGAGAGCGGATGGCTGTTCATCGGGTTGCCCATGGAGATAAGCACCATAAGTGGTCCGATTGTCATGGGGGTGGTACTGTCGTGTGTACCGTGTTATTCTGGAACCTCTGGCCATGTGCTTATTCTACCATTTATGTAATTAGGTTACTTCTAGCGGCCATGTCAGTCCTCAAACAACTTTAATTGAGTGTCATTAAGAACTGGCGCTGGCTTTGGTGAATAAATAGGCTGGTTTTTGCGCCCACGCCCTAGGCGCATTAAGTTGGTGACATGCCTGCGCGCTTGACGAGATTGGTGGGTTACATCAATACGGTATCTATCGGCGTCAGACAATGGAGATAGAGAGTTAAGCGTATTAGTTGCTCTATGAAAGTTAATACTGTTACTAGGCTCTAGATCGTAGCCGTCTTCGTCTTGCGGATGGTCAATAACCCCTGCGTCAGCAAGGTGACGCACGATCCGCATGCTATGCGGTGAGAGGTCCGTGCTTGGTGCTAGTGGCTGACCAGTACGAGCGCGAGAATGTAAATCTGCCATACCAAGCATTGTCATGGCACTAATTCTGGCCCCCGGATTATCACGAGAATACAGTGCGTCTACGCTATGGTTGCTTTCGGGTGAGTTATAGAACATTTGTAGTTGTTCGTTTTCCCGAGCGGGGCGCAGACGAGTATTAGACACACTGGGTGATTCTGACACCATGCCGGACTCATGTATTGAAACAAATCCGGGAATGTCAGTTTTAAGACTATTTATATGATCTATTGACTCTTTATCAAACGTAATCATACTGCTCATATGTTGGCCTAAAGTCAATCTGTCATCGCGCATCCGCTCAGGGGTTTTTATGTGTGTATAAGTCCTGTCCCCCTGCTTGTGGACATTCAACATGGCCGCGGGTCGTTCCTCAGGATCATCGCTAAGGTACGAAGAATAACTAATACCGCCCGGATAAGGATCAATAAAGTAACGAGCCATAAGTACCTACTTAGAGTCCCAGCCCTCTAGGGGCATAGATAGTTGCTCCGGCTTCTCAGGTTCCGCCTTGGTCTTTGTCTTGCCAGAGCGCAAAATGTTGGAGATATGACGCTTGGCGCGAGGCGCGTCGTGCGTTACGTCATCTGCAAGATGGGAAGAAGTGTGTTCTCCGTAGGTTACATCGTTGTTTAGATTAGTCTCAGCCGCATAAAAGTTCAGTCGGTTCTGAGTATCGTCTGGAACATCTGCGGCTGAGATCGCGCCAAGATGGCCTAGATGTCGCACAATACGCATGCTGTGCTCGGATAGGTTGTCCGATGGTTTAAGGGGCGTTCCAAATCTTTCGCGTGAATGAAGATCGGCCATACCAAGAAGTGTCATGGCGCTCATTCTGGAGCCCAGCCCTTTTCGGGAAATCAGAGTGTCAACTACTGATGGACGGGCAGGGGTGTAGCCAAACAACTGTAATTGTTCGTCTTTCCTTGCTGGTCGCGCTGGGACGTTGGAATTAGTTGGGTTATCAACTAATCCAGACTCATGCCAAGGTGTTGTGTCACTAAACATTGGATGCTGGTAAAACTTCTCTCTATCAATAGAGGGATATACGTTTTGATTAGAGTCCGTACCGTCATGGATTACCGTTTGGTATGTTTTCTCGGGGTGATGCTCAACTATAAGAAAAGCGGACGGTAATGCATCCCTATTATTGTCAGGATAGGAACGATAACCACTCACGAGCCCATCGTCACTCACATATCGTGTATAGCGTGGTTTTGAAGAGTCAGTCACCGCTAGCCTCCTTGGCCCACTTCTCTGCCCAGTAGTCGTGGAGATGATCGGGTGCACTCATGGTGTTATTTTACACCAATATCAGAACTTAGCGATATGTCCGTACTTTTGCCGCAACTCACGACGATTACGGAACGCCCGTCCGGCCTCCGCACGCACAAGTCCAGAATAGGGATACGGCCTGCCTCCCATGTTGTCTTCTCGCGTACGGCGAACATCAGTATCAACCTTCATAAAGAACACAGGATCATCCATCATATCGCTGTGGTCATGGGGGCTCACCTCATGCAGGTTTTCTATACCCTGAGCCATCATGGCACCTGTAAGGCGCCACAAATGCTTACCATAGTCAACCTTGCGGTTAGGGTTCAATGCTTGACTGTCCATTGTTTCTCCTTAACTTAGAACTTAACAATATGTCCGTACTTTTCGCGCAATGCGCGGCGATTACGGAATGCGTCACCGGCCCATGAGCGCGTCACCTCAGAGTCTTCAAAGGGCTCTCCACCCTTACGATCTGCGATGGTACGACGAATGTCGTCGCTCACTCCCTTCCCTAACCCGGGGTTTTCCAGCATGTAGTTGTAGTAATCTGGTTTATTAACATATGTGTTAAGGCCGTCAACTTCATCAGCCATCATTGCGCCAACGAGGCGTCGATGACTGAGGCGATCAACGGTACGATTCGGATTCAAGGCTTGTCTGTCCATAGGTACTCCTTAACTTTTCAGTAATTATACTTCTTTAACAATAACAAATTTGCTACTGCTGAAATTTTTAACGCCCGGATTTCCATAGTCAGGATCGTCGTTATACGGATCGCTGTGTATCTGTGACTCCGGACTGACCTCGTAGACTCTTCCACCGTACTGAGCGGCGTTTTCTGGGTTATCCGTCGCAAAGGAGTGCAATTCGTCCGTCCCATATCCCGGTGTGGTGTTCTGGAGAATGTCACCGGGCTGTAGGAGGTGGCGCGAGCCGTGGAATAGGCGTGGATTAAGCGCGTCTTTAGCGCTCATTACAGATGTCTCCTAGTGATTGGGTCATACACTAAAGACCGCTTACCAGTACCAATGATGTTAACAGTTGTGTTTCCGTACCGCCCTGTGCGGTGTAATTCTTCAAGAGTACCTTCTGTGGCATCAGCACTACTCATCCAATCGCCATGCTTTTTATGTGAAGGTGGAAACTCAATAGATGCGGCAAGGGCATGGGGCAACCCTTTTGAGAAGTCATCTGGATCGGTTGCTTCTGTGTACTCTGGGTGCTTCATCCCCGGTCGTTGGGCAGACAAGGAATAGTGCCTTTCGTTACCCTTTATTGTTGCTCCTAAATGATGGATATTACCCTCGTTACCAACCACTCTGGATTCAAAATAGTAGTTATTCCCAGTATCATGGGGCTTTATCACAAGATTCTGTGAGACAGTAGGTAAAGTAACACCACCAATGACGGAATGCGTGCCATACAATGATATGCCAGATGACTCTTGGAATGCTTTTAGGTGGTTGATGAACTGGTCATCGTGGAGTGATTCAGACGCGCTCATGGGTCAATTTTACCATTCAGTCGTTATCGTCGTCACGGGGGTGCAGTGGTCGCTCATCCACGCGGTTGTAGTGCACAGGTAGGCCCTCTACCTCGTTATAGGCTTTATACGACACGGGAACGAAGGCGTGGGGGTCGGCGGAGGCGATGCGGTGGTACCCGTTGAGTACCGTGATAAACCGTCCCTGCTTGCTCACCTCAACTGGGTTGACAATGCCCTCCCGCTGGATACTGCGGAAAACACCGCTGGTAACCGCCTCCTCAGCCTTGCGCTCCCAGAAGGCGTCCTCAACGGTCTTCGGGCGTCGCTGTCCTGTGTAGTCGTCCCTCACATGGCCGCGAGCATTCTCCACATCCGCATGGGTGACCTCCGTAGGGGTCGCCTCCTTCAGCGTGCTGACGGGCATGAATAACTGATCGTTAAGGTGGTGAAATGCGACCATGGGTTAATTTTACCAGAATAGGTCTACATCGTGGAATAGTGGGCCAGTTAAGACGGTCTCCGCATATGGTGTTGCACCTCAGGGCTGGTTATCCAATCCATAAGGGCGGTCGGGAGTTCATGTTCACTGACATTCAAGTGGGCACCAACAGTACCCCAGTTCTCGGGGTACTTATAGGAACCATCTTCGTTACTTTCATAGCGCCCATAATGGAGCAGATCGACTTGGAATCCACCGGTCTCGGGGTGTGCTCCCCCTGAGATAAGGACATCAGGGTCACCAGTATCCACAGCAAACTCACGACGCCCAGTATGCTTCAGTGTGTACCCAAAATCAGACAAATTTCTAATTCCAGACTGAGTTCTATTGATCTGATCCTCATCCAATGGGCCTAAAACGCCGGGACTACCATGCCCTAGTGGTGCAGGGTTTTTTGCGCGACGCTCAACGGCGTTTAACAACTCTTGTTCATACGCTGAGAACTGTGGGCCAGTGGGCTTGGGCATGTTACTCCTAGTTGGAATAGGTCTATATCGCCATTTTAGCAGTCAGTGGGGGGTCTTTCCTACCCCCCACCCGAGCGAGCGCCCCCGCTTAACCATGGGGGGGTGCAATGTTGTTGCATTTGCAACAATCTCCCCCGTGCCCCGCCCCCTCACCGGCTCAGCCTCCTCTCACTGCACAGAAAGCCAATGGAATCAGGCTGGTTGGGCGCATGGCGCAGTTTGTTGCATTTGCAACAACCTAGGCGTGGGTCTACAAGTTGTTGCATTTGCAACAAAGCGGTGTGGGGGTAGGTACTCTCCCCATTCCCCCTCCCATTATCCACAGGCTTATTGCCACCACCCCCACCCCCCTATTCACCCCTCTGTACCGTTCACGGGACACCCTTTGGGGGCAAATAAATACCCCTCATTTATGCCCTCTGAGCAGGGATTATGTGCCTAGTTTCGATCAGGGAGAAATCGTGTGTACAGTGTGTGTGTGTCGCTGAGAGCGAGGTGGTCGGGGTGACCTGACCACCAAGCCCCCAGCAGTTCCCTGACAAACACAGCCCATGCCCCACCGTACGGTTCGCACCGCCACGCTGGTTGTCCCCCCTGAGAGGGATGCCCGCACCATTCCGGCGAGTGCCCAATGCGAACGGCGCTGTCATCACAACTGCGAAGCCCGATGCCCAATCGTCGCTCCGAACTACGCCAACACCAAGGTCTGTTCGGGGCGCCACCAACGGCGACGGAGCCCACCTGAAACATCGGTGGACATCTCCCCGCCAGCATCACCTGCTTCCACCACCATCCATGCTCTGCCCACCTCGTGGGCGTGCCGGTGGGTAGGTCACCCTGCCCACCTCAGCACGAGAGCCTGTGCCCGAGACTCGGGGGATGGCGGTGGCGACGGTGGTGCCGGTGGAACGACCAACGACGACGAAGCCTCTCGTTCAGGGGACTCACCTCCCGCACACTGAAAGCGCTCGGCAGTAACCCAACAATGCGCCCCTAGCAAGGGCAAGGTAGAGGCATTGAAGTCACGGACGGGGGAGCCCTGAAACATGGGGCGACGATGCAGAATCACC